TCAAAATTTCTTCATCTGAAGCATCAGTTAAATCTATTGGACTTTCTTCTGAATCCATATCCATGCCCATGTCCATATCAAATTCCATGTCCATTTCCATATCATCATCATTATCAACAGGCATATCGGTATCGATATCTGTATCTAATTCAATCTCATCTTCCATATTTTGCTCTGACAGAGATTCTTTTACTAATTGGTTGATTTCTTCCTTCATAGTAGAAGCAAGTATTCCTTTTGCATTTTGGGCGATTGCCTCTTCAACATTTTTCATTTGAATTAACGCCTCTTGTACTAAGTTTTTATTTTCTTGCATGAAAAATCTATTTATTTTAACATATAAATAGTGCCAAAATGAAAAAAATTCATCTCTCGCTATTTCTGTTTAGATTTATTGTCAATAAATAGTCTTAAAATAAAAAAAGTGGTCGTTTGACCACTTTAGTTTTTTTCATTTTAAAAATTTAATTATTCGATTACTTCATCAATTTTACTTTCGGATACTGCCGTAATTCTCCAATCGTGAGTAAATCCTTCATATTTTTTTGTCACTTTTGCTTCTACATCAGTAACAGAAAAACCTTTAACCAATTTCTCTTCTCTTACTTTTTTAATTTTACCAGTGTTTTCGTCAGGAAAATCATACTGAATTTTTGCTACAAAATATTTTTCGTCCATAATTTTATTTTCCTAAAAAATCGGTTAATTTTCTCATTAAGTCAACTTGTTTGCCGACATATTCATTATTTTGTTTAGATTTTTTTTCTTCCTCTAAATTTTCTTCATATTTCCCTCTATCATCAGGATTTGAAAACAAATAAGCCCCAGGTGTTGATGGTGAAGATACTAAGTCAAAACATATCAATTCAAAATCATCCTGAACTTCATTTCTTTCTCCAACTTTTTTTAGAGAACCAACTCCTCTTGATGAAATCCCTAAAGTCACACCTTGTCTCATTAGGTTTGCTGCTTGGTCTCCTTTAGTCGAAACTATTCCTCTTTCGTGGAACCCTGGAGATGTCAATAATTTGAGTTTTCCCATGAGTATATTTTTATCCCACCATATATCAGTAATTATGTGAGATACCCTGTCCAAGTCTATTAATGATGATTCTGGGTGATTTAATTCTGATGTTGACAAACCTTTAGAAATTGCTTGTTTGTATCTATCCGCTTCTCTTTTTAAAATTTGTTCAGGATATGTCCTACCATTTCTGTTAGGAGTATCATATTTTTGTAGAACGGCATAAAATTCAAAAGGATTTCTGTAGTCCATATTGGAAGCCTCCTTGAGAACATCCATATTTTGAGCATCTTTTGGGGAAACCCAACCCGCATCCATTTCAATTAGGATTCCATGGCCGAGTTCACTTGCTTCTAAAATTCTTAAATTTTTCATTTAATCTTTTAAGATAAATATACGGACTCGGATATATTACTGTTCATTCCCCTTTTTTGAAATCGAAAAATCAAAGTATTTGTTTTGTACGACATTATTTTTATAGATGGATTTAACAATATTCTTGACAGATTCTTTTATTTCATCACTTTTAAAATCTATGTCTTTAGTAGTATAAAGATTGATTTCGAGATTAAAAAAAGATTTTTTACCTTTAGATATTCCACTAGTTCTAAGGTCTAAATCAACAATATTTTTTGGTTGAAAAATTTTTGAATCTATTGATTCAAAAACTGAATTTTTTATTTCCCTTCCCAAACATAAAACAACTCGATTCCAATTATTAAGTTCTTCTTTGGGTGTAACCCATGATTGGATATTTATGTAGACTGATTTTAAATTTTTGGAATCAACTGTCCCGTATTGGGATTTGATTGGATTGAATAGGTTAAGTTTTACACTTTTTCCTTTTTTCATTAATAATGGTATTAGACTTGTTTATTTTCATTAACGAAAAAATATACATTAAATGGATAAATGTCAAAATTTTTTTATATTTATTGATATTTCTAATATATGATAATAATAAAAATAACCCAAGGTAATAATCTTGAGAGAGCCCTCAAAACCTTGAAATCAAAAGTAATTAAAACGAAACAAAATCAAATTTTATTTGATAAAAGGGAGTATACAAAAAAATCTGTAATCAAAAGATCACAGATTTTGAAAGCGAAATACATACAAAGTCTTAAGGACAAATCAAATTGATTCCTCTAAATTTTTTAATCTAAGAAAATTTAATTGATCGAATTTTTCAGATTTTACTTTTTCTATTGTTTCTGAAATCTTTAATTTTATATCTTGAGAGTCTTCGTTATTTTGTAGTGATTCCAATTTTGAAATAGCACTTTCTCGGATTGTCTCAAATTTTGTCTCCAAACTTTTTGTATCTTCAGAAACTATTTGAAAAAATTCTTTTTTTGAAATTTCATCTAAGCTCAAAATGTAACTATTCACAGTTTGGTTGGCAACTGCCACCATTGAACTAATTGGGATATTAATACTTTCTTTTATATTTTCTTTTACAGACGTAATTACGTTCAAAATATTTTTCTTTGCATTTACTCTTTCAAGTAAATTAACTCCCTGACTGTAAACCAACGTATCAATATCAGAATACTTATTTTCTATCTCTTTAGAAAAACTTTTTGGTAATTTGATACTTGGTAAAATTTTATTTAATAGATTGACCCCTTCTTCAATAAAATATTTTGCATCCTGATCACTGATTCCTTGAGGTGAACTCAGTTGGTCATAGAGTGCATATGCTTTTGACATTGCTTTATTACTCAAAACATTGTGTTTGAATTCTCGTATCGTTCTCTTAAATTCATTCTCATTTGTATAAGATTCCAAGAGATTTTTTTCTATTAGGGATTTTACTATTCCGAAGGTCATTGTCTTTTTTCAAATAAATATTATGAATTTAATAACTTATCTAACTCTTTTGAAATTTCTCCCAAAGAATCTTGTGCCTGACCCAAATTTATCATCTGTGAACCTTCAATTAAATTGCTTTCCACTAAAATATTGAGATCTTTTTTCCTTGACTCTGGTGTTATTTCTGATGGTGGAGCTTCTTCTCCTCCTCCTGTTGGTGGTTCCTCTGCTCCTAAGTCAGAACCCAATGAATCCCCTCCAAATGACGAAGGTGGAGGTCCTAATTCCTCTCCTCCATCCGTAGTTGTTTCGGCTCCTGCAGTTGGTGTTGCACCTGTGGCACTTCCGTAAAGTTTATCTATATTATCAAACAAACCAGTTTTGGTTATCACAGTTGGAGTTGCTTTTAATTCTTCTCCTACCGCTCTTTCGACTCTTTGTTGTTGTAAATCTAAACGAACTTCATCATCTGACCAACCAAATATATGTTTCTTAGCCCATGTAGATGAAGTTGCTTGAATACCATTTCCTGGGTCAGCAACCAAATCTTTATATAATAAAACTTTTTCTTTCCACACATCGATTTTTAACAAATCGGCTTGTGTTGAAGGATTTGTTAATCCAAGTGTAAAGTTTGATAATTCATCTTCAAATCCTAATAAGAATAAATGAACAATTGCAATTTTGTTCAGTTCCGCCAACATACTTTTTTGGATTCTGTTAATGGTACGAGCAAATCTAATATCTTGTAATGCCAAGTTTTTACCATCACCAACAACTTCTTCAAATCCTAAGAAAGCCTTTGGTACTCGAAGAGCGGTTAGTAATTTCTTTTGGATATATTCAATATCCGCAATTTCAGATAGGTTAGTAGCACCTGGCAACGTATCAATAGGTGTCGGTGCCGCTGGGTCACGTACAGGTATAAAATAATCTTGGTCAACCGCCATTTGATTGAATCTCATATCTACATTACCTGTTTTATTGTCAACGACTTGTTCCCTCTTGAATTTGTTTGCAACACGTTGTACATATGCTTCAACATCATCATCATTCATGTTACCAACAAAAACTTTGAATATTCTTCTTTCAGGAGCTCTTGAAGTTCGATATATCAACATAGCGTCTTCACAAAGAAGTAATTGTTTCCAAATACGTCTTGCCTTTTCTAACATAGATGTTCCATAAGGAAGTTTTCGGTCATCACCCAATAGTCTGAAGTGAGCCATCTCCCAAGATTGGAATTCCATGTTTTTGTTTTTCCATGTGAAGTGTAACGCCTTTTTATCTTTATCTACTTCATTTTTTACATCGACAGATATTTTACCACTTGCGCCAACCTCATGTCTTTCAATTTCTATAGTCGGTAATTGTTGTACTCCAACAATTCCTTTTTCAGGGTCTAATTTCAGGTATACGAAGTTATCACCATATTTACATGTGTTTCTTGTCCACATAGGTAAATTGGTGTTGATGTCTAAGGCGTTATTAAATAAGTCCGCCAAGACCCCTTTAATCCTTTTTGATTCAGAATAAATCTGAAGAATGAATCCATCCTCGCTTGTTGTTGTAGATTCTTCTGCGTAGATGTCTAATGCTGCGGAAATCTCGGGAGTATACTCCATTGATTCATAATCATATTGGGCAGATAATCTTGTTGGTTCATAATAAATTGCTTGAGAATAAAGATTATTCTCAACTTTAGCCCATTGATTTGTAAGATAATATGTTTGTTGTGCTTGAAGTTTTTCTTTCTCATACTCCTCTTTACTTTTTGTGCGTAGGAGTTCCTTTTTATCAAACTTGAATGTCGGATAGTCTTGATTTAATAATGAGTTAGGTCCAAATGTTTGTGACAGTCTTTGCCAAACCGTCATATTTTGTTCTGCCATAATCTAAATTTACTCTTTACCTCAGTAATATAAATAGTTATTTAGCACCAAATAACCATCCATATTTTTGGTAATCGGCTTTAGATGCCCCGTTGTTTGTTAAGTTGGGGTCTCTTCCCATTTGAGGGACCATTGGATTAAAAAAATCTGAACTATTTTTGTTTTCATTTACATGTGTTGCCCACGAATTAATCATTGCCTTCGTATGATT